AGATCAATGTCAAATACGAAGCAAACTAAGGCTGCTAACGTATTGAACAATGCGCAAGTTACAACTGTAACAGGTGGTGACGGAGTATCATTAATTAATGCTTCACACCCACTTGCAACAGGAGGAACTTTCTCAAATGTTCTTGCAGTTGCTGCAGATCTTAATGAAACTTCACTTGAGCAGTCATTAATTGACATTGCTGGGTTTGTCGATGAAAGAGGCTTGAAAATAGCTTCTACTGGTAGAAAAATGATTATTCCAAAAGAACTACAGTTCACAGCGGAAAGAATCATGAAATCTCCAATGAGAACGGCAACAGCAGATAATGATATTAATGCAGTTAACAGTATGGGAATGGTTCCTGAAGGTTACAGAGTTAATAACTTTTTAACTGACACAGACTCATTCTTTTTGTTGACTGATGTGCCTAATGGACTAAAAATGTTCGTTAGATCACCTATCAAGACTGCTATGGAAGGAGACTTCGATACTGGTAACATGAGATTTAAAGCTAGAGAAAGATATTCTTTTGGGTTCTCAGATCCAAGATGTATATTTGGTAATGGAAATTTACCAACTAGCTAATAAATACTCTTAAGTATTAATTATTAAGGGGCGGTGTTTTACATCGCCCCTTTTTTTATGTATAATATGTACACCTAGAAAATATAATTATGTCGACTGACTAGGCAGACGGTATAGAGACGACATAGTGCAACGGCTATACACAGGAGGAATTATGGCAGGAACACACTTTACAAACGCAGTAATGTTTGCTGGTTTGAATAACAATAAAAAATGGTTTAGAGATTTACCAGTAGATAATAATCCTAACTACATATGTTATAAAGATGATTTTATTTATAACACACTACCTTCAGCAGAATGGTCAACATCTATCGCAGATGCTGGTGCAGCAGCTGGAATATCTAACGAAGTAGGTGGCGCGGTAACTTTAACTTCAGCTAATACAACAGATAATAATGGATTAGCTTTAGTAAAAACTGCAAACACGTTTCAAGCGGTGGCTGAGACTAGAAACAGTTCAGGAGCGATCACTAACCCTGGAACAATTATTTGGTACGAAGCGAGAATCAAAAATAATGATGCTAACGCTACTGACTATGGAACTGGATTAGTTGAAACTTTTACTGGAAGTTCAGGATGGAGATCTGCAAACAGAATCTCGATCGAATCTAACAATGGTGAACAGTTTTACAGATTTGTAACTAAAAATGCTTCAGGAACAAATCAAGTTCAACACACCTCACATACTATTGTAGATGATCAATATGATACAGTAGGTTTTAGATGTGACAGGGCAGGAAAAGTTGAGTTTTTTGTAAACAGAGAATTAGCAGCTACTGTTACAGCAAACATTAATACTGATGATATGCAAATGTTTGCAGCTTCAGTATCAGCTTCTGCATCTGGACAGAGAGTAACAACATTAGATTATATTAGTACAACTCAGAACAGAAATGCTTCTGAATTAATTGGTAAAATCTAATAATTAATTAGTGGCTCCTTCGGGAGCCACAAACTGAAGGAGAATTTATGGCAGTAAAAGCCGATATACAAGCAACTAGATCAGCAGCAGCTGCAGGTAGTGCAGCAATTATTTCTCAACCAGTGAGATTGAAAGGAATAATTATAGCATCAAGTGGAGGAGGTGCAGGAGTATTAGAATTAAGCACCACTTCAAATTCAGGTGAGACTTTGTTTCAAGCTGACGTACCATCAGGAGATGTAATTAATTTTAATTTTCCAGAAGATGGAATTTTGTTTCCAAAAGGAATATTTTGTAAAACAAAAACACATGTAACTGCATATACTTTGTTAACAGATAAATTCTCTGGACCAAATCTAACTACTACTAATGGATAATCATGAGTGGTGGAGGAAGTTTTACATCTGATCAATCGGTTGCTCACGCAACTAGCACTACTCAAATGGTAGCTTTAAATAAAAGAGCTAGATTGACATCAATACAAGCGAAAGGAAATTCTGCAAACGGTTCAATAATTTTCAGAAGCGGAGGTGGATCTGGAACTACTGTGGCTACTTATTTATTTGGTGAAGAGGGTCTAGATATGTACTTACCTGGTTCAGGTATTTTATTTGAAAGTGGTATTCATGCTACAATTGCTAATACTGGTGGCGTAACAATAACGTTTACGTAAGATGAGCAAATTAAAATATATAATTTCTGGTGGTAAGTTCGCTGGGAAAAAGATGTCTGATTTTTTAAAAAAAAAAGGCACTTACATAAAAGGTGCAGGAAAAATTGAAAAAAGACCTTTTCAAAAAAAAGTAACTCAAAGTAAAAAAAATTATAGCAGAAGGCTTGAAGAACGAAAAGCTGCAAGAAGATATGTTATTAAAGGAGAGTTACAATCTACAATTATTCCTATAAAAAAACAATCTCAAATAGGTGGTACTTTTCAAACGCATAAATTAAGTTCTAGAATAGGGAAAGTGGCTGCAGAATCTGAATCAAAAATAAATTTTAAACCACTTCCTACTATAGAAAGAATGTTTAAAACAGATATACAGAGAGGTACTTTACAAGATTATGCAGATACAAAAAAATATTTAAAAAATACTTTATCAGATGTCAAAAAGAAAAACACTGGTGGAGTTTTAAAGCTTAAAAGAGGTGGAGATAATATGCCACCAAGAAATAAAAAAAATTTTAGACCTACAAAAAAAGGTGCTGGAATGACTGCAGCAGGAGTTGCTGCTTATAGAAGAGCTAACCCTGGTTCTAAATTAAAAACAGCCGTTACTGGAAAAGTCAAACCTGGGTCAAAAGATGCAAAGCGTAGAAAGAGCTTTTGTGCTAGAAGTTTAGGACAAATGAAAAAGTTTCCTAAAGCAGCAAAAGATCCTAATTCTAGACTGAGACAGGCTAGGAGAAGATGGAAATGTTAAATGGCTTATTTAAACGCAAATTTACCACCAATATATTGTAAAGTAAGAAAGGAGTATCTTTATGACCTTAAAGAACATCATGGAGAAAGTGAAGACTGTGTTATCTTTGGCCTTACAAGTATTTCAGGCAGGGCTATCTTATTTAATATTATGTTACCCAACGGTGCGTGTTATTGGCGTTTGCCTATATCAGCGTTCTTTCAAAAATCATATGATAGAACCTCTGTGCCGGATATGCAGACGCACGAGCTTGAATTGTGGAACTGTTTTAGTTATTGGCCTAGTGTTACTTGCTTTGATTGGTTGGATGGTGTAAAGGGCAAGTTTCTTGGTCTTAATAAAAAATTCTATCATGGTAAATATTTATTTACGATTGATTGGGCTCATCCAGATGTTAACATTTTGGATACAGAGCATTCTGAAATCCCTCAAGAACATAAGTGTGCACATATATTGGAGCTTGATAACGGCAATTTTGCTGCTCAGCCTAACAATCGCCTTTTGTGGCACATTAATAGTTATACTACTGATAACAGTTGGCCAGATTATAAAGTTCAAAATACTTATTGGGATGCAGAGGGGACTAGCATGGTTACAGAAGATTCTGATAAAATGTTCTATCAAATGGAAGAAGTAAAAGATTTTACTAAAGATGAATAATTATATGGAGCATAATTATGAATTACAGGTTTACTGCAATTTTAATTATTTTAATTTGTTTACTCGCTATATTTGTAAGACCTCAACAGCACTCGTTGAAAGTTGATCCAAAAAATTATATAATCCCTTTACCAAAACCTAAAACAAATGAGTAAGAAACCTTTAAATATATCTGAAGAAGCTGCCGTGCAAATGCCTATGAAAACGGTTGCTAGTTTGATCGCGCTAGTTGCAATTGGCACTTGGGCTTATTTTGGGCTGCATGAAACATTAAATAACCACGCTACAAAAATAGAGTTGATGCAAAAAGACTTAGAGCAGAACTCAGAGTTTAGAATTAAATATCCACGTGGAGAACTTGGTCAATCAAGTGGAGAGGCAGAGCTTTTTATGTTAGTTGAGCATTTAGCAGGTGTATTAGAAGAGGTAGATAAAGAAGTTAAGAGCATGAGAAATAATGCAGTCAACATAGAATTTTTAAAAGACAGAACAAAAAAACTTACAGAGGATGTAGAAAAATTAATTAGAAATGGTAATGGGTCACATTAATGGTTGAATTAGTTTTTGCACTATTACTCATACAGGACCATAAAATTATAGAACATCGTTATCACGAGTCTTTATCTCAATGTATGAAAGCTAAACGTTATGCTATGAAAGATAAAAGCTCTAAAGACAGAGTTGTTTATAAATGTATTAAATCTAAAGCAAACGTAGAAATATATATGGGTGAAAAGAAAATTACTTCATTAATATTAGACTAATGAAAAAAGTTAACAAATATGCTAAAAAGGTAAGAACACCAATGTTTAAATTACGTGTAATCAAAAGTAAAAAAATATATAATAGAAAAAAAAATGAATCTTACACGTAATTTTAGCTTATTAGAGCTAACCAAAAGTGACACTGCTATCAGAAAGGGCATTGACAATAATCCCAATGCTGATCAGATAGAAAAATTAAAATTATTATGTGAAAATATTCTTCAGCCAGTCCGTGACCATTTCGGCAGAGTTAAAGTGACGAGCGGCTATCGTAGTCCAGATTTATGTGTTGCTATTGGTAGCTCCGTAAATTCGCAACATGCAAAAGCGGAGGCAGCGGACTTCGAATGTCCAGGCATAGATAATGTTGAACTTTTTGATTGGATTAAATCTAACCTTGAACCAGATCAATTGATCCTCGAGTTCTACACTCCTGGCGAAACCAACTCGGGATGGATCCACTGCAGCTGGATACCAGAAGGCAGACGTGCATCATTCTTACATGCATATAAATCAGAAGGCAAAACAAAATATAAACCTATACTTGGTAAGGCAAAAGATATATTTATTGTTTAAATGAATTTAAAAGTTGTTGATAACTTCCTGCCAGAAAAGT